TGCTATGCCAATTAAACACCTGTTTGAATTAGCTTGCGAAAGTTTAGGTTATACACTAGAGATTGATGCAGCAATAAACGAAAATGTAAGTAAGTTTTTACAATACGGGCATATTCTTGAACCTAGTCAGTTAACTTATTCGGATGCGTGGAAATCATCTTTAAGTATTGGAGTAAAAGGGACGGCAACAAATACTAAGATTGTTCCAAGTACTGGCAGTCCAACAACGGATAATTTATGGAATAGAAATATGGTGGCTTATACTAATGCGGTTATCCCAAATTATAGCACATCAGGCATAAGAGATACTATTATCACCGTTGGCACAGCAATAAGAGTTCCAAAGGTAGGATTCAAAAACATGTTTATTCCAAAGGTATGGTTTAAGATTGATTATACTTTATTAGCAGGAACTTATGACGATGAATTAACTGGGCTTACAGTTCAAATAATTCAAAGCATTTCAGGTGCGGAAACAGGGGTCAGTTCACTAGATTTAAGTGTAGATTTAAGAAATCAAAATTTATACTTTGAGTTAGATGAATTTGAAAGTAGTCCAAACATTGAAGCTACTTATTATTTAAGAGTGTACATTGAAGGTAGATTTAGGCAAACGGGAGCAATTGGCACTAATAGTTTAAGTATTGAGTTAAAACCAATAACAGCATCTATCCTTGACAATCCTAATGCAGTAGCAGGAACTTTGGGATTTATTCTTGAAAACGTTAGTACCAATGTAAACGAATCCTATCCTATTGAGGTAGGTCAATGTATTCCAAAAATTAAAGCAGTAGATTTATTAAAATACATCTGCAATTATGGTTTTGTATTTCCAAAAATTCAAGGCAAGACGATAACTTTAACTAGTTTGCAGACTAGCAGCATTTCAGGTACTACACTTAATTGGTCAGGATTAGTTGATTATACAGACGGTGTAAAAGTAGATTTTAGAAATGATAACTATTCAAGAAATAATTTTTGGAGTTATAAAAGTGACGATTTACTTGTAGGTGAAAAAGGCAATATACCTATGCTTAGTCGAACAACTACTAAAGATGCTACCATTTATGAAGCACCTTTTGCAATAAGTAATACTGCATTTCCTCTATACGGATTTACTTATGCACAGCCTAAAATTTTAACACTTAAAGCACCAAATCAATATTTTATTTGGAATCAAACTAATCGAGGAACAAGGTATGTTAAGGGCGATATTGTTTACGATGGTAGCAATTATTATGAATGTACGGTTGATGCGCTTAAACAATCAAGTCCAACTACTAATCCTGGATTCTTCAAATTGGTACAATGGCATGAAGCGTTTCAAGCAGGTGTAAGCACTCCAATTATTTTATATTGGGATGGTCGTAAAACAGGTTTAGATTATTATCAAGTTACCCAAGTAGTAACAGATACGGCAGCAAGTTATGGTGATCCAAACACAGACGTAGATGTTTATGGTGTATCATGGGCAAATCTTAACGGTAGAGTAATTAGTCCGTTTGCAAATTTATACGCACAACTTCAATATGAGCCTACTTTTACCCAAGCCATAGCCACAGCATGGGCAAACATTCCAAAAGCTATGCAGGTATCAAGAAAGGTTTATGTATCTGTATATTTGGAATCGTGGCAAGTATCTGAATTGCTTGACAATTTGAATAGCTTAATTTATATTCAAGAATTGTCAATGAATTTTTACCTAATGCAGCTAAACCAATACTATTTAGGTGCGCAACAACTTACTCAAGTAATCCTTTTACCTGCCTAATGGAAACTAAGATAATATCAATCAGCTACAATTCAGACAAGCTTGCAGCACAAGCAGCGGATTTAGCTAAAAAGATTGAGGAAACAAAGGAACAACTGAAACAGCTAGATAAAACTAGCCCTGATTTTGCTAAGGCATCGGCTGAACTTAATGTTTACAAAAAGGAATATAGCAATATCAACAAGCAGATTGAAGCCAACATCGTTTTAAACAAACAGGATGGTAAAAGCGTGTATGAATTGCAGCAAGCCAACATAGCTTTAACTAAGCAATACGACAACCTAACTGAAGCTGAACGTAATAGTGAGGAAGTAGGCGGTCAATTACAGGCAAGTATTAAAGCAATTACAGACCAACTGAAAGGACTTGAAGGGCAAACAGGTCGCACGGGTCGAAATGTAGGTAACTATGAGGAAAGCATAGTTAGTGCTGCAAATACAATTGACGGCATGAAAGCTAAACTCAAAGACTTAGAAGCGCAACTTGCTGTAACAGATGTAAATTCAACTGACTTTAAAGCAATGCGTAAAGATGCGGATGATTTGACCTTAGGAATCATGCAAGCTACTGGCAAGGTCGATGAGTTTGGGGAGAAGATGGCAAAGAACCCAGCCAAAGAGGAAATGAACACTTTGGGAGATGTGGCAGTGGGGCTTACATCTTCACTTGAATTGCTCAATTTACAGGGTGACGAAAATAGCACGGCAGCGGAATTACAAGCCAAAGCCACAAAAGCCTTAGCGGTTGCAAGTTTATTGCGTAATATCCAAATTGGGTATGGTAGCTTGATTGATGCCAAAGACATTGTAATCAAGAAAGCAAGCACCGCAGCGGAATACGCTAGGACGGTGGCAGTAAACGGCGCAGCAGCAGCACAAAGAGTGTTTAATCTAGTGCTAACCATGAATCCTATTGGGCTAGTCGTGGCAGCGATTGGACTTGCAGTGGTGGCATTTACTGAATTAACTCAAAAGAGTAAAATATTCAGCACAATCTTTCAAGCTTTAACACTTCAATTTCAGATAGCTTGGAAGTTATTGCAGCCATTATTGGAATCTATGGGATTGGTGGATTCTGAAGCAGAAAAACAGGCAGCTAAAAGGCAAGAGGAAACCCAAAAGCAAGCAGACAATTTGGACAAGGTCGGCAAGAAATACAAAGACCAAGCGGACTTGCTTAAAGCCTTAGGAGGGGATGAAACTAAAATCCGTGAACTGCAAAGAAAGCAATTGATTGAGCAATTGGCAGTAGTTGAAAAGGTAGCCAAATACACAAAAGACAAGAATGCCGAAACCATTGCATCTGACAAAGAGAAATATGAAGACCAATTACAGGCACTAAAATTATTTGATGCTGAAAGTGGCAAAATTAAAGAGGCTCAATTTGATAAAGATGCTAAAGATTTACTAGATGCGCAAAAGAAAAAACGTGATTTAGCAAATAAAGAATTACAAGTTGCAGCGGACTTGCTCAATGCCAAAGCTGACCTAATGGACAAAGGAAGTAAAAAGGAGTTAAGCACTCGTATTCTTGCAATCCAAAAGATGAAGACGGCTGAATTAAACAATGCAGAATTGACGGCACAGCAACGGGAACTAATCAGCCTGAAATACAAGAAACAAGCAGATGACCTTGTAAGCACATACAATCAAAAAATTGCGCAAGATAAAATCAATCTTGATTTATCTGTAATTGATAAAAAGCTATCAGCGGAAAAGCAAGGCAGTACTGCATACTTTGAACTGCAAAAAGATAGGCTACTAAAGGAAAAGGAATTAAAGCTTATCAGTGCTAAAAACGACGTAACAGCTAAAACGTTGATTGAGGCTGAATACAATTTGAAATTACTCGAGATGACTAAGGCTCGTGTAATAGCTGAGGGCAAGATTAGCGAGGAAACTCAAATTGCTGCAATTAACACTAGACTAAATGAGGTCGAAAAAAATAGTGCCGAAGAATTACGTCTGCAAAAAGAAAAGATTGATTTACAGCTAAAACTTGATACCGATAGGGTTAATGCCGAAATAGCTAATGAGGAACTAAAAAATGCAAAGATTAAAGAATTGAACTCAAAGGCAATAATTGACACTAAGGCAGCGGAGGATGCAAATGTAAAAGCTAATGCAGATGCTAATAAAACAAAACAAGATAACGACAAAAAAACACAAGATGATAAAATAGCCCTTGTTCAACAAACATCTGACACGGTTGCAGGTATTGCAACTCAATTAAATACTTTGCTTGCCACAATTGACACTGTTTCAAAAAACAAAGAATTAAAAGATGCAGGTAATAATGCCAAAAAGAAAGAGGAAATCGAAAAGAAATACGCTGAAAAAGCTAAGCAAAGGCAAATAACTCAAATTACTATTGATACAATAGTAGGTGCTGCAAATGCTTTTATGAGTGGATTAAAGATTGACCCTAGTGGTATTTTAGGTGGTATATTGGCAGCCTTAGTAGTAGCGCAAGGTGCTGCATCTATTGCAGCGGTGGAAAGCCAAAGGTTTGCGTATGGTGGTGTGGTTCAAGGCTCGGGAAATGGTGACACAGTGCCAGCCATGCTCACACCGGGCGAGATGGTAATGCGCAAAGATGCTGTTAGTCAATACGGTGGAACTTTATCTGCAATCAATGAATCCGTAGGTGGTCGAGGCATTGCAGGTTTATCAGCATCAAGAATTACAGCACAACCAAACAATAACGACATAGTAAGCGCAATAAAGCAAATGAAGCAACCAATCGTGACTGTAAGGGATTTACAGTTTGGCTTGCAAGACAATTCAGTAACTCAAGCAAGAACAACTATTTAATTATGAATACTAAGAAGTTCGTTTATTTAATACAAGCTAGGCAGTGGAATAGCTTTTACAATGACCTAGTGACAGACCATTCAGACCTAGTCATTTTGTTTTGGGATAAAAAACAGGTTTTTAAAAAAGAAGGTATTACTACAATTTATTACGGCAAGAATGAGGATGGCAGCCGTAGCAGTTGGAATCAAGGTCGTAACTATCTGTATGAGTATGCTAAAAAGAAAGGCTATGAGTACTTTATCTTTATGGACGATGACTTGTTAGTTAAAACTAACAAAGGTGTTAATCCATTTAGATACTTTGAACTAATGATAAACCTAGTGAAGCCAGCGTGTGCGGTTGGCAATTACGATTGGCACTATCATGAAGGTAATGAACTAGACAAGCAAAGTAGCGTTCAAACAATCAGGGCGACCGATGCAATACTTTACGCTATGCACAGGGATGCAGCTGAATTGCTTTTACCTTATCCTGAACAATGGGATAAAATATCATGGTGGAAAAGTCAAAACGCTATCAACAACCTAGCAATGACCTACTATAAAGGCGATGTGGTACAATTTAATGATTTGACTGTAAGCAATAGTATGCACAATGACTATCCAATTTGTGGTGCAAACAATTACAACGATGTTGAGGCTTTAATTTATCCACAATTACCTGATGTGTACAAGCCTAATTGGGTGGATTGGCAAACTTCACTTTACAAAGCACATGGTGAGGTGGTTTGCAATGGCAATTATAAACGGGAGAAAACCATATTTTTAGACTAAAAAAGAGAGGCTACACAATAGCCTCTTTTTTTGACCCTAATACACCAAATTTAACCAAATTAACTACTTATTTTTAGCTATGCTCTCCCGAATAAAGGTGCATAGTGATTGACCTTTGTCTTGCGCTTTTTTTATAGCTTGTTTTTTTTCATCGGGAGTTACCCTGATTTTAACTTGCTGATATTTGGTTTCTGACTTTTTCATGTGTACCAAATTAATTGTGACAAAGATAATGATTTAATGTTGCACTATGGCAACGAAGATAATTCGAATTCTAACGTCTATTGGTGAGGAACAATGGGAGTATTCAGCCCTTGTTTGTGCTGAACAACTTGACGGTTTAACTGCTAACGACAAACTAGTAGTAGAAATTGCATCAAATGGTGGCAGTGTTATCGAGGGCGAAAAGATATTCACACTACTTAGACATGCACCTTGTAAAGTTGAGATTAAAGCAATCGGATTAGTAGCATCAATTGCTACTTTGATTTATTTGGCTAGCCCAAACAGGTCGGCTTTAAGCAATGCAAGGTTTATGATTCACTCCCCGTGGCTAAATGCAGGTAATGTGAATAGCAAACAGGCTTCACAAATTGCCGAAAACTTACAAGGTGAAGAAACTAGGTTAAAAGGCTTCTATGCGCAAGCAGGAATTGATGTTAATTCTGAACGATTTACACAACTTTTTGAAAACGAAATCTTCTTTACAGCTACTGAAGCGCGTAAAATGGGATTTGTCAAGAATATCATTTACAAACAACCAGTACTCAATATGAACCCACTAGTAAAGCAGGCGAGAGCCTTGCAAAACAGTATGATTAATTTTGTTAACAAAGTAGCAGGATTAAAGGCAGAACTTGTCACGGTAACAACTACTGATGGCGTTGAACTAATTATCGATTGCGCAGGTGCTATGCCTGCAATTGGTGATATTTGTACTTATGCAGATGGTACTCCAGTTGAAGTTGGAGGTTACATGCTTGCAGATGGTAGTGTGATTAACATTGACGAAACGTCAACAATTGTTAGCATCACTCCTGATGAGATTGAACCTGAAATGGATGGCATGGAAGAACCAAGCATGGAAGACTTGAAAAAAGAAAATGCTGCAATGAAACAAGAAATGGCAGCATTGAAATCAGGAATGAAGGAATGCGAGGCAGCAGTAGCTGAAATTACTAAGATGCACAGCGAGGCAGTAGCTAAAGTAAAAGCACTAGCCAAAGTAGCACCAATAAGCAATGGTGTAAAGCCAAATGCTAATATTCATGCTCAAAAAGCTAAAGAACAATTAGCAGGTCAAAAGAAGTCATCTTTAGGTGATATGCTTGTGGCTACCAAAGGGAATATCGACAATATTCGCTAATCTAAAATCTACTTACTAACTCTTAAACTTTAAATACAAATGTCACAAATAGGACCTTATACCAGTCCCACCACCTATGGGATTAGTAAACAGCTATTAGCAGAACAACTATCATTTCAGCCTAAAGTATTTGCAATGCCTGCATTTGCAGATTTAGGCATGCGAGTAATTACAGGTGCAAAAGGTCGTGTGCCATTGCAGACTATCAGACGTAGGCAGAATATGCTGAAGTTGGATTCAGGTCCCGGCACACCTACAGCATCAAGCGGAAATCGTGACATCTTCTACGCAGACTTAACTAGACTAGTTATGTTTGAACAATGGGGATGGGATGATTTGAAAGCTACATTGTCAGAGGTTTACATCTCAAGCGGTATGACAGGTATGCGTGGTGACTTAAACGAGTACATTACGCAGTTGTATCAATATCGCATGGCATCAGATTTAGCTGATAACATGATGCAATTAGCATGGTTAGGTAATGTGGATTCTGCTAACTCAAACTACACACAGCTTAACGGTTGGGTTCGTTTGATTCGTCAAGCCATCTATGATTATTCAGTAACACCTAGCTTCTTAAACACTAGGGTTGCACCTTACACATCTAGCACTGCATTAACAGCTAGTTCAGCAGGTGCGTTGGCAGGTTTTCAGCAATGCTACCAACAAGCAGGTGCTGAATTAAAAAGCGTTCCAGTAACTGAAAAGTTCTTCTTATGTTCTTTGGCGATGTACGACTATTACAGCCAATCATTACAAGGCATGAATAACCCATTAGCGTGGACGTGGACTCAGACAACACCTACTGGTGAAACTTTGACTAAGTCAACTTTGACTTACATGGGTATTCCTATTTATCCAATCAGTGCGTATGATAGATATGTTGCAGCGGATTTCAGCGCAAGTGGTGCTAGTTATTTACCTGCTAACTTTATCATGCTTGCAGCACGTGACAACATGGTGATTGCTACAGATGCAGACAGTGCAACGGGATTACCTTTTGATGCTGCAATTGATTTCCGTGTTGAGTATGCTCCTTACGTTCGTGGTACTCTTATCACTTGCGAGCCAGCGTTTGGCGTTCAAATCGCAAATTTCCAAGAAATTTCAGTAGTAGGTTTTTCAGGCAAAAATTACTAAGAATTAGACATGGCAATTTGCAACGCAATTACTCAAAACCTAATATCTGCTTGCGCAGCTTTAGAAGCAGCAGGTGGAGTTCAAGACTTTGCTTACGTTCTTGAAAATAGAGCAGACTTAACTTATACCACTAACGCAAATGGTGGTATTGCAACTATGACTTTAGCCACTGGAGTAAGCTTAGCTAAAATCACAGGTAAAAGATTAAGTAACAGTGCAAACTCAACTTTGACTAACAGTGATGACAGACGTAAATTCTTTAATCATGAAGTTAAATTTGGTGTTTACGCTAACAATAGCGCAGGGATTCATGCTTTGCAAGACTTAATTAAAACTCAAAAGGCAGTGATATTCTTGCCTTTGAATGATAACACTATTAGAGTTTATGGTCTTGATTTTGGAATGCAAACCACAGCCTTTGAAAGTCCTACAGGAACAAAGATTGAGGATGGTATTTCTAAGATGATTACTTGGTCGGACATTCAGTTAAACTTGCCAGTGTATTGTGAAATAGGTGCTAGTTATGCTTTGACTAAAACGGCACTAGACAATCTAACATTTGGCAATTCATACACAGGATAATTATTTAATAGGGTAGGATAACACCTACCCTTTTTTACCTTATGGCACTTGTACCTGAAAAAGAACTTTTAGAACAAATTGCAGCGTTTTTAGATGCCGATGGTAGTCCAAGCGATTTATCAGTTGTGCAACGAGCAGCAGAACTTTACAATTTAGCGACAGGCAATAGTGATTCTTGCAAGTCGTGTAATTTTTACACATACTATAATTATTTTAAGGCATTGTTTACAGTGCCATATTACGTTAAAATGAATACACCACACTTGACTAAGTACAAAATTAACCCAATTCATGCAGACACAGGATGTTTTGTGCTTGATGGCGATAAAATACCTATTACTCAAATGAATAATGGTATAGCTGAATTGTCACTTAGACGTGGATGCAATTGGGTAATACCTATGAGTGAAGCTGAAATTGCAGAAATGGAAGCACAAAAAATTGAAGATGCAATAAATTTTGAAAAAGTAGAGGTTGAAGATGTTGCAGGTGCAATCATTATTTCAGAACCTAAGTTAGCAGTAGTAAAAAAAAGTAAAAGCAAAATCTAATGAGCATTAAAGTAAGTAAGTCACCTTTATTCATTTCCACCTATCGCAATGCAGGTGTGAATATGAAGGGCAATTCATTGAAGATTGGGTATACTCAATCTCAATCGCAATTTCCCTATGAGGCTTCTTACTTGTATCATTACGGATTTCTAAATAACTATCCTAATGAGCTCAAAAAGATTTTATCATTTAGCAGTAGCAGCCTTGCCTGTGCGTCTTTATTAGCTAATTACATATCAGCTAATGGATTTATAAGCAATTATTCTGCAAACCTAAAGGTAAATAACAATCAATCCGCAGACCAAATACTTAGTCACATAGCTAAAGAGATTGTGCTTTGGGAGGGATTTGCTTTGCAAGTTTGGACAAACTTAGATAATGAAGTATGTAAGATTGAGTTAGTGCCATTTGAACTATTACGCAAGGCAACTGACGGTACATTTATTTACAATGAAACCTACAATCTAAACACCCCTAGAATTAGCGAGAAGGTTGAGTTTAGGGCATACAGTGCATTAAGTGACACAGATAGATTAGCACTAGGATTTCAAGATTTAGAAACCTATGGCGCAATTCAAGGTGAGATACTTTACTGCCAAATGCCTAACACCTTATTTGATGGTGTTTACAACTATCCAAACTGGGCAAGTGATATTGATACAATTATAGCAGATTTTCTTGGCGCAAGATTCAGGATGGGAATGTTTAAAGATGGTTTTATGCCATCTGCAATCATTACCTTAATTGATGATAACATGAGCCTTTCTCAGACGTTTGACGAAACTAATAAAGGGCAACCAAGTGAAACCTATCAAAGTCAAATATCAAATGCTTTAGACTCAATCAAAGGTGCTGATAATGCAGCCAAGATTTTAGTCAATGTAGTTGACAATAAAGACAATGCTCCAATCATCAATAGTTTTGACTTAAAGCCAGTAATGGATGGAACTCAAAACATGACTGATTCAATTGATAAACGAGTTTGTAGGGTGTGGGGATTAGATCCGGCAATTATGGGATTGAGCGAGGGAGGTCAGCTAGGCAACAATCAACAACTTAAAATGCTGATTGACATTTTGAACAATGGCAAAATTAAAGGTTACAAAGATTTGATTAAAACGGTTTTTAGAATGCTTTATCCTACTTTCAATTGGGATATTTCAACTTTCAATCCATTGCAGTCTATTGACGAACAGCAATTAAAGGTAATGACTAACGATGAGATTCGAGCATACTTTGGTCTTGAAGTTGTAGCTAACACTAATACTAAGTCTAATGTTGACATACTTAACAGTTTATCACCTTTAGTAGCTACTAAAGTTCTTGAAACCCTCACACCTGATGAGATTCGAGCATTGGGCGGTTATCAACCTTCTACTATTGCACCTAATCCAAATACAAACAATGCTTAGTTTTAGCGACTTTTTAGCACATAGCAGGTTTCCAGCATCTTATAATCAGGTATGGTTTGCAGATGCTGAAAGGTACATAAGTGAGTTTGAACTTATGCCGATAACAGGTCGTAATTTGTGGCAAGCTTTGTCAAATGTCAGCACTAATGTTATTTCAGCGTACAATGTAATAACAAGCTATTCAATAGGTCAAACAGTACTTTATCAAAGCGTATATTATCGCAGTTTGACTAATGCTAACATAGGTAATATACCTTCAATAAGTTCTGCTTATTGGACGGTAAATGATACGCAGACTTTATACAGTAATTACGTTCAAATGTTCATGGCTAACGCTACTGCTCATTTGCTCGTAACAGACCATGGGATTCAGATTACTCCATTTGCTTTGTCAATTGCAGGTGCAACGAGTGGGGATGCAGCGGACAGCAAAGAAAGAGGTATTACTCTTACTATGTTGCAAAGAAAGAAAGAGAACTATGCAGCACAGATTAAGCAGACTTTAATAAATAAAAGTTATAAATTGGACGGTGTAAGTTATGAGCAAATTGTAACTCGTAACAATAATCGCAGCGGATTCTTTACGATATGAAAAGAATATTTATAGAGGCAGGGCATAATAATTCAGATTGTGGTGCAATCGGCAACGGTTACAAAGAAGCGGATCTGACCAAAGAGGCAAGAAACGGCATAATTGCTAATCTAAAGGCAATGAACTTTGCAGGTGAGATTATTGCGGATTCAGATGCACATAGTTTGGGCGACACAATAGCCTATTTTAACAGCAAAAAGCCAATGGCAAGTGATTTGCTTATTAGCTTGCATTTTAATGCAGCCACACCACAGGCACATGGCACTGAAGTGATTTACAGGGCAAATGCAAGTGAGGATGTAAAGTTATTCTGCAGAAATTTGGCACGAACAATCGTAAAAGATAGCAATTGGACATTGAGAGGTGAGGGTGGAATAGTCAAAGAAACAGCCACACCACATAAAAAACTGGGTATATTGCATTTGATTCCTTATAGTGCTTTGATTGAGTTTTGTTTCATTAGCAATGCAGATGAAATCAAGCAATATCAAGCAATTAAGAATAGCATCTTCAATAATTTAGCAGTTTACTTACTAAAATTAGCGCAATCATGACACAAATTGACGAAAAAGTTACATTTAGCGTTCGTGAAAAAACAACTATACTACCAAACGGTGTAATCGTTTCAATTTTAGGTGCTTTGACTACTGTTTTAATTTGGTTTATGGCTCACTTAAATGCAAATGTGGAAACTTTGATAATCAAAGTTAATACACTTGAAACTAAAGTTGAGATGATAAACGGCAATCAAAATAAAATGACTTCTAATGAAGGCAATTAAAGACTTTATAGCAGGTTCATTTACTAATGATAAGGCAGGAGCAAGCGCAAGAAAGCTTACTGCTTTTGCTTTGGTCGTCTGCTATGTGTCTTCATTTGTAATTTATTGCCATTGCTTGATAAACTCCACTAAATGGGCAACGGATGTATTTATTGAGGTGCTGATTGTAACACTTTGCGGTGCTGGATTCTTTTTAGGTTTAATTTCAGTAACTCAATTAATTCAACTTAAAAACGGCAAAAATGAAAGAGGAAATAATCAAGTTCCTACTGCTAATCCTGATCCTAGCAGTAGCAATCCTAGCGAGTTGCAGGGGTAGTAAAACCACTAGCAAGAAAAAGTTTACTAAGCTAGATTCTAGCTTTACTAGTCGCATAGATAGCCACAGTTTTACTTCAATCAAGGTCGTGGATTCAGTCTTTGCGATCCCTGAAAAGAAAGACACTTTAATCTTTAGGGGATTGCCTGAAAATCGAGATACTACTTTGCTTGAAGATGATACCATTAAAATTATAGGTCGCAAGTTGGCAGATGGTCGTATTAAGCTAATTGCTAAAATTAAGGCAAGAAAAGCACATAAACGCACCACTATTGAAACCAAATCGCAATCGCTTACTTTGCAGCAACAACGAGTAAATAAAGCCTTAAAATCAATCTTTGAAAGTGCAACCATAATTAAACAACCTTTGCAGTGGTGGTCATGGTGGTGGGTCTTACTTTTAATACTGATTCTGTATTTGATTTATAGGCTTTCAAGGCTTTAGCTATTAATTATCCAACAAGCAATTAATGGGCATCTTCTATAAATGAAGGTGCTTTTTTTATGCTCAAATAAAAAAAATAAAAAATAATTTCAAAAAAACTTGCTTTGTATAGTTTAATAGCCTACTTTTGTAAAGTAATAACACATCAAAACAAATGCAACCATCTAGACTTTTACCTGAAACCCAACTATTTTTTGTTAACGGTTTATTGTTTGATAAAAAAGACAATTCATGCGGATTTACTGTTACTGGCATAAATAGTGAGGTTGATGTGCTTAGCGTAAACGGTAGACTATACGCTAAATGTGCTGACGGTACATTCAGATTTTGCGATAAAGTAAAAGCAACTAGAGTTATTACTGAGGTAGTAGGTGACATTTACACTATGGATTCATTCATGCCAGTGTTATTAGCTGAAATCAAAGCATCTAAATTGGTATCTGTAGATTATGCTTGTTTTAGCTTATACTACACTTTTAACGGCAAGACATTCAGAGTATCTGACCATGATTCAGCCAATGGCGCAAAGAGAGGTTTAAGATTTAGAATTAACAACGGCAAACTTACAATCACTTTGCCTAATCTATTTAGTATCATATTAAATTAAAAAATAATTTAAAAAAAACTTGCTTTGTGTTGTTTAATCGCATACCTTTGTAAAGTATTAAAACAATCACACTAACCAATGGCAACGCTAAAAACTTCAAATCCTACTCTTTACAAAGCAATAATGACCGCTTGCGATGATTTGTATGAAGAATTTTTCTTCACTTATCAATTTGTTGATGCTTGCATAGCTTTATTCCCAAACGTAGATGCAGATAAAATTACCAAAATCTGCAAAAACTATGACAATGTAATAAGAGGTAATGACAACCTAATTGCTTACTAACAATCACAGCCCTTCGGGGCTTTCATTTCAATCCCAAACAACACCCAAACCAATTACAACAATGGAAAACCTAGTAACACCTGACAATTTCATGCAAACTTTAGCGGACATGTTCCGTCCTGCAAATTGGTCGCAGCCATCACAGCCAACACAGGCAGATTTTGAACCTGCAAAACTGATTGTTCAAATCAAAGGACATCAAGAACCTAGTATGTTACACCTAGAAGGTGACATTGACACAATAGATGACCTTATGGGTATGGTAAACGGTTGCAGCTTATTAGCTGATTCAAATAAAACTTACAAAATCACTATCGAAGTTGTAAGCTAATGGCACTAATCCACACTAAATTAATTGCGATTATGTCCGAGATTGGCGCAATCGCAAAAGACACAAAGTCTAAAGATTCAGGTATCAACTACGCCTTTCGGGGCGTAGATGATGTGTACAATAAATTGCATCCGCTATTTTGCAAGCATGGTGTATTTTTAACGCAAAACATACTTGCTAGTGATTCTATGTTTTTTACCAATGCCAATGGCAAGCCAGTAAACAAAGCATCAATCACCCTTGAAATCTTTTTGCACGCTGAGGATGGCAAAGAGTCTGTAAAAACTGCAGGTTATGGCGAGGCTTATGACCATAGCGATAAAGCCAGTTACAAAGCGCAAAGCATGGCAATGAAGTACGCACTAATTCAGATGTTTATGATTCCTACACAGGAAGTCAAAGACGTGGAGCATAGCAATATAGAACCTGTTAAGCCTTTGATTCGTGATAGTGAGATGCTTGATTTAATAGCATCAATCAAGACAATCATAAGTCTTGATAGTTTTGATGATACCAAAAAAGCACAGGTTAAAAAGTGGTTACTTAGCAATCCAAATAAGCAAAAATTGCAAGAAATGGAAAATAAATTACTCAACATCAATAATCAATGAAAAACTTTAAGGACAGCAAAGACTTGTACAAAATCATTTGCTTTGACTTGCTCAAAAACGGCAAAACAACTTCAATAACCGCTCGTGCTTTTATCAAATCCACTGTCGACGATGGTGGTTTTAGGACACTTGACAATCAAGCAAGAAAAGAATTAGGCATTCCACACATTCTAAAATTCAAAAATCAAAACAATGAGAAGTATTAACATTATCGGACGTATCGGCAAAAATGCTGAAACTAAAAAGGCAGCAAACGGCAATGACTTTGTAAAAGTCAGCGTATGCGTAAATGAAGGCAAAGGTGAAGACCAAGTATCTATTTGGTACGATTGCCTAAGTAGCAATACAAACCTTGCTAAATGGCTTGTAAAGGGTTCTGTGTTCCATGTTACTGGCACTCCTAGCGAAGCAGTTTACGAGGGCAAAATCCAACGCAGCATCCGCAATGCACAGTTCAACTTTATTCCTCAATCCAAGATTGCTGAGGATGGCAAACCTACTGGCAGTGCAATCAATAAAGACTTAAACGACGACTTACCATTCTAATGACCGAACATAAAGCTGATAAAGTTAGACTGCAATATCTTAAAACCTGCAATGATTTAATTCTTGCAGGTTCTATCAACCGCAGCGAATACGCTATTATCATGTTAATCTGTGATAAAGTGATTGAGCAAGGCAATGATTACAACCTGATACTAACTAGGGGCATGCGTGAGTACAAAAGCAGCATGTACTTAATGCAGAAAGTTGTTGCTAAGATTTACGACTTAAAATTATTTCAAATTACTAACAACGTGCAAGGCATGTATCGATTGCAGTGCATACTAAACAACCAAACCAATTAAACATAATGAATAAAGAAACAATTACACTTTATTACAATGAAACCGATAATACCATAACAGAAACACTTTCTGATTATGATACAAAAAGAAATGCTGTAAAAGGTCTTTCAAGATACATTACTGAAGGTCTTGAAAATAGTGGTCAATTTTTACAAAATGGATTTTTAACGGTTTCTTATACACCTATTGATGTTAAAATAAACACCGAACAGCCAACTAATATAGGGGATTTAATCCTTAAAACTATTAGAGATAAAGAGCATAAAGGAGTAGATAATTTAATGCAAATTATTGATAATCCTGAAAATTGGATACTACGAGACCCTAACAATTCTTTAGATTATGAAAAACATCAACTACCCGAAAAAATAATTTCATGCTATAAACTTAATGTAAAGTTTTCAGAACATAATCATAATTTAATAATACTCCCTGATTATAGTGACGAAGAGGAAAATGAAATACCTATTTTTCAATTTAAGTCTTATGTTAAATCGTTAATGGAAAATCATGAATTAACATTAAACGATTGTGACATTGAAATAATAATTTCTTTTCCTGATGATATAAATTTACTTGAATGAAAAACATAACGCAAGATTTTACTAAAATCAAACATCCCACTACTGGCAGTTGGTGGTGGGTGTTGCAAGTTACTGAAGATGTAATGCTTTGCTTCTGTCAAGTTAAAATAGCAAATAAGAACCGTGTAGCTTATCCGTACGGACTCAAAACCAAAGACGATAAGATGCAGCCATTAGGGCAAGCAAGTTCACAGGGTGAGGCACGGCTTGAACTGCAAAAGTATTTTAATGCAAACTTTGTACTTGCGGAATCTGAATAATTTACTATCTTTGCAGTGTTAATTGTCTAGCAGCGGTTAACAACTAAAGACATTGGGAACAAAACCCATAGCCCTGCCAAGTCCTGCTAGATTGGTGGGGCTTTTTTTATTATGAACCTAGCTACATATCAATTTAGAGCCATAGATTATTCATTAGAGTTATTAGGTGACGGGAGTATAACTCATGCTGAGCAAACTGTTTATATTGCATTGCTTAGGGAATGGAACAATAAAGGGTATAAAGAACTTAAAATATCATGTAGGTTTTTTGCTACAGGCTTCAATATCAGTATTAATACTTATCGCAAATCATTAATCATTCTTGAAAGTTTAGGCTTAATTAAGACTAGAAAAGGTAGTAATGATAATACGTTTGTGACTTTATGTGTATCATTCTTTGATACACTTGATGATACACTTAGTGATACACTTAGTGATACACTTGATGATACACTTGATGATACACTTAGTGATACAAATAATATACTTAATACTAAAGAACTAAATACTAATATAGATGATGTTGCTGAAGCAACACAGCCAGCACCACAAATTGAACTTTTTGAAAAAAATTACCCAATTAAGAAAAAGCGAAAACCTAGAGAGCCAAAAGTAGTAATTCCATTTGTCGCACCTACATTTGATGAGGTTGTAAAATTTGGTATTCAGCAAGCAGTTATTGACGGCAGTACTTCCTATGAAGGTGAAATGACTGGCAAAAAGTTTTATTTCAAAATGCTAGCCAAAGGATGGGCAAATGACAAAGGAGTTCACACAAAAGACTGGAGAGGTGATTTGATGATTTGGATTTACAATATAAAGCTATTCAAAAAAGATAAACCACAATCAGGCACAGACGGAGTACGTTCCGCACAAAGCAGACCACTAGGATTAGACTAATATACCCGTAAAACTTACAGAAACATGGCAAGGTTAAAAGATAAAGCAAAAACAGTAGTAGAATACGATAAGGACTTAGAAAGTTGCGTAGTAGCCTCTTTAATGATTGAAAAACCTTTGAGAGTTATTGCATTTTCAATCCTCCCAAAAAAGGCAGCGGTTTTTGCAGATCCTATCATTTCAAAAGTCTATCAAGTCATATTAACTTTGGATGCTGAGGGATTGGATGTGGACATGTTCACAGTAGCAAATAAGCTGAAAGAAAGCGCAATCATGCCAGCAAAAGAGGTTTATCCTTATCTAGGTGGTTTATGTTTGCTTATGAATGGGTTTGAGCACTTTGAAACTTATTGCATGCTGATTGTAGACATGTATGTAAGGCGAGAGGCACAGGCAGCAAAAGATGATTATCAAAATTCATTGCTAGACCCTGAGCAAGATGTTGCAAGTGCAATCGAAACTCTAAACAAACGCAATGCCGAAATAGCTGAAGTTTACGCTAAAAGAAAAAGAGTTTATACAGCGCAAGATTTATTTGCTAGCATCCTGCAAAAATCCCAAGATGCAAGCCAAAACCCTAACACAGTAACAGGCATTGATACAGGCTTAAAAGTTCTCAATCAATTTTCCGCAGGATGGCAAAAAGGACATTTGAATATAATTGGTGCAAGACCTGCTATGGGCAAAACTATGCTTATGAATCATTTTGCAGCATCGGCAGCACTAAGCGGAAAGCGAGTGTTAGTATTTTCGATTGAAATGCCTAAAGAAGATATTGTAAGGCGTATGATTGCTAGTGAGGCAAAGGTTTCTAGCATGGATATTAAAACTGGCAAAGCTGATTTTAAGGCTTTGATAGATGCGGTTTCTAGTTTGGAGACAAAACACGCTGATAAGCTTTTTGTAGATGATAGCGGTGGAATCTCAATTTTTGAAGTTGAAGCAAAAATCAATCTAATCAAACCTGATATTGTTTTTATTGATTACCTTCAAATTATGGCAATCGCTGAATCAAATAACAGACGGGAGTGCATTGAGCAAAATTCTAGGGACTTAAAAATAATTGCTAAAAAGTACGGGATTAGCATAGTGGTACTTGCTCAATTAAGCAGGGATGTTGAAAAGCGAGGTAGTAAAATTCCCGTTATGAGTGACTTACGAGAGGCAGGTGGGATTGAGCAAGACGGGGACGTTATTGCAATGCTGCATAGACCTGCTTATTATTGTGAGGGTGAAGCTAGTGATGTAGAAAAATACCCAAACGAATTGCAGTTAATTATAACTAAGAATCGTGATGGAGAGGTAGGCACAATTTATCTTCATGCAGACTTAAGAACGCAAACGGTTACAGATTTACAGCCTCAATATAATAGCGCAGTAGGCTATAAAGCAGTCGAAATTATGCCACAATCAAAAATTCAAATGCCTGATACTTCACATTTCTCAACACCTTTTTAATCATGCAAGAAATTCAAATATCGCACTGGAAGCCACACACTGAGGCTTATCCCGAAACTCCAAATCAAAACGACATAATGCTCGTTAAGTATGGCGACATAGTAAACTGCTTTCAAGAACTGCATGGTCAATGGGGAATTATTGAGGGAAATCAATGGTATAACATCGGCTATCTTGATGCAACTTTGAAGGAGTATAAATGGCTTTTAATTTCCGCAAATGAATAATCAACCTGAATACCACCTGCAATGTCAAGTTGTATCTTGGCTTGAATTGCAGCACCCAAAGGTAGTTTTTTGTGCTACTTTGGGCGGTGTGCATCAAACTATCTTGCAAGGTAACAGACTTAAAAAACAAGGTTACCGGAAAGGCATTCCAGACTTGTTAATTTTTGAGCAAAATCTCATGCACGTGGGATTGGCTTTGGAATTCAAGGCAGGCAAGAACAAGCCTAGTGAGCATCAAAAGGAATGGGCTTGCAAACTTACTTTAAGAGGCTGGCAGGTTCAAACGGTATGGGATTTTGATTTAGCTGTAAAAATTATTAATGAATACCTTTATTTGAAGCAGGACTTTTAGCTTGAAATAAACGTAAAAAAAATAAATTAAAATAAATTTGCTTTGTATTAATTAAACCACTACTTTTGACCTATCAACTAAACAATAACAACATGAGCATTATAGTACACATAGAAGACAGTAACATGTATGGAGTATTTACTCCTATCTTAGTTTACGCTTTCAGCGAGGGTAGCAGCACTTGGGATAGAAACCCCGAAACCGATACATCTGAATTAGACTTTGAAGTCTTGACTTTGTCTAAAGAAGAAGTAATTGCGCAATTGCAGAAACTACCAAACTATTACGATTTAACGGACGAAGAATACAACGAGTATTTGACCGAATGCAATCGGATTGCGAATGGTAATTACAGGGAGGAAGAACTGTATGAACTAATCAAAAATAATTACTAGCATGGAAATCTTGATTAAACTAGGGTTAACAGCCCTAGTTTTCTATTCGTTTTATAATTCAGCCAAACAAGAAAGAAAATGACACAATTAACAGGAAACGGCGCAATACCCGAGCCGATTGAAGGGTATAAGTTGGTGATTACAGATGTTGAGTATTTTATTAGTCCAAATAAGAATGTTTGGGTAAATTTAAATTTCGATAGATGTCATTGTCCTACAGATATTCTTTCAGATGATATCGAATGGAAACTCGAACCAATCCTAGACAGCGGTGTTTGGGTTAAAGGAATGCCATTGCCTAAACCGAAAGAAGGAACTTTGTTGTTGGCTGTATTTGGAGAATCAATTTTTGCGGCATACTCTAGCGAATTAAATACAGTTTGGTGTATGAATGGAATAGACCGACCAAGATGGCTAGAAGGTAAATTTTTAACGCAAGTAGTAGCATGGCAATGGATTTCAGCACCTAAAAACAACTAACTAATATGAAAGACTTATCCCAATTAATCCCTATTGTGTACGCTGAAATTAACACTGGCACGGACATCTTTGGATGCTTCTGCATCAAGCTGCATGGCAACTACTTTGATTTTGTAGGTGGTACGCATTACACTCAAAGTCAAATTGTAAACCACACAATCATTGACGATGAATCGTGGTATAATACGACAGGCACTATTCAGCAAAATGCAGATATTGAAAATTACCGAAACATGAATAAACACTTAGCTTGATTTTGATTGCTCAATCCTCTATCTTTGTAAAAACTAAACAATATGCTAACAGAATTAAACTACCACAGCGATACAAGCCACATCTCAAAAAGTGGCTTAGACTTAATTAACCGTTCTCCTGCTCATTATTGGAATAGGTATTTATCGGGAATCTATCAAGAAACCGAAAATCAAGTATTCAAAATTGGATCTGCTTTTCATTGCTTAACTTTAGAGCCTAATGAGTTTAAAAATCGATACGCAGTTCTAAATACTTATCTTGATAAGCGCACAAAGGAAGGCAAGACACAATTGATGGACTTTATGTTTGAAAATCATGGCAAGCAAATTTTAACTCGTGACGAATTTACACAGGTTGAAAGCATGGCAGTAGCAGTGAATCAAAGCATAGGGGGAGAACTGATTGAACATGGGCAAGCTGAATCAATTTTTACATGGCTAGACATGTACACCAAAACAGCCTGTAAATGCAAACCTGACTTCATTAATGCAGATAGATTTATTATTGACTTAAAAAGCACTGAAGATGCAACGGCTCAATCCTTTGGGTTTTCAGCACGCAAATACAGATACGACGTTCAAGCTGCATTTTACATGGACGGGCTAACGGCTAACGGTATCAATCCCAAAGGCTTTATATTTATTGCAGTAGAAAAACAAGCACCTTTCAACGTAGGGATTTATCAAGTAGATGCGCAAACTTTAGAGACTGGCAGGAATAAGTACATTGATAATCTAAACACCTATAAAGATTGTCTATTTACAGATGATTGGACTGGCATTCCAAACGTAATTCAAACTCTTCAATTTCCAAGCTAATGGCATTTCCAAGAAAGAAACACCCAAAATGTAATCATCAGTGGATTCAAGCCTTAGACCAGCATCACTTAATGTACGGTCAAATTTGCTATGCTAGAATAAAGCCATTTAATGACCGTTATTCTATGACTGCAATGGCGTACAATGCAAAGTTTTACATTAATGATGGTAATTACTTTGATGACTTAAACGATGCTAAGAATGCAGCTAATGAGTTTCTAAAAGAACAAACAACTATTTTTGTGGCATCTTTAGATTTACTGTAATGAATATCTCAATTTGCTATAACAGGAAATTTTAGGAAATAAATATGGCACTACCTAGCACAGCATTCAAAAAAGGTGAAAGACCTATTGGAAGGGCAAAAGGAACACCAAACAAAGTCACGAAAAACACTAAGGAACTTATTGCTAATATTGTAGATAAGTTGGCAGAGAATTACCTAGAAGATATTGAAGCAATGAAACCATCAGAAAGAATGGACATGCTCTCAAAACTTTTGGAATACATTGTGCCAAAACTTGGACGGATAGATAGTGTGGTTGAAAATGTGAACACAGTGCCACAGGTTATAAAAATTGAATTTGTAGGGGAAGAGTAAAATGAATCTATTGTTTAGTTTGATTTGTTCCATTAAATGCCTAGACTTTTGGTTTGGGCTTTTCTTGTTATGCAGGTAAATCGAGCTTACAAACGGTTATTGAATAGTCAAGCTAGGTATCTGTTTGTGCTTGGCGGAGCGGGTGCCGGGAAATCTTTTGCGGTGGCTCAAAAAATTGCAATCCGTTCAAATACCGAAGTAGGGCATAAATTTCTAGTAGTTAGAAAGATTGACCGCACTATCAAGGATTCAGTTTTTGCAGAATTACTAAGGGTATTAAATTTAATGGATGTTAAGTTTGTTCATACAGTTTCACCCAAAAAAATAACGCTTGCCAATGGCAATGAAATAATCTTCTATGGATTAGATGACCCTGAAAAGATAAAGTCCATTTCAGGTATTACATCTGTATGGGTGGAAGAAGCTACTGAATTAAACTATCAAGATTTTGCACAGCTTACTTTAAGGGTGCGTGGTGAAACTCAAAACTATAAACAGTTCATACTATCATTTAATCCTATTGATGAATTACACTGGCTTAAAACTGATATTATAGACAAGCAGATTGAAGGGCTTGAAATAATCCATACAACTTATAAGAACAATTACTTTTTAGATGCTGAATACATTTCAATGCTTGAAAATCAAAACAAGCTAAATGAAACGATGTATCGGGTGTACACTTTAGGCGAATGGGGAAAAGTCGCCACAGGTGCTGAGTATTTCAAACTATTTCGACAATCCAAAAACACAGGAATAACAACTTACAATCCTGATAAGCCTCTATTAATTAGCTTTGACTTTAACGTCAATCCTTACGTTTCTTGCAGTGTATGGCAAGTGAGCGGTACACATGCCTACATGCTTGAGGAAGTAACGCTGAAAAGCCCTAGAAATACCACACGGGCAGCTTGCAAGGAATTGCTTGACATGTACCCCAATCATCAAACGGGCGTATTTATTTTTGGAGACCCTGCAGGAAAAGCGAGAGACACACGGACTGAATCGGGTGGCAATGATTATTCTATAATTCAAAGAGAACTAGCAGAATGGCGACCACAATTTAAGATTCAGAATAAAGCACCATCTCTAAATATGAGTGGGCAATTTATCAATGAATGCTTTGCTATGGATTCACCAGTTAAAATAACTATTGGCAGTCACTGTAAATTGATGATTCAAGATTTGCTTTATCTCAAAGAGGATGCAGAAGGTGGAACACTAAAAGAGAAAGTCAAAGACACAGCAACGGGTATTACATACGAAAAGTACGGACATTTAAGTGATGGGCTTCGGTACTTCATTACATCTGCATTTGCTGACCAGTATAAATTATTTCTATCAAGCGGAAAGAAACTAAAACGAGTATGATTGAGATTCAAACAACTAAAGGCATTGCTTACGTTCCAAATTCATGGCATGAGGTTACACTTGAAGGGTTCTATCATGCTTGGCAAAATGGAGATATTGACTTGCTGATAAGCGGTGAAAGCAATGAGGCAATAGAACTAGCAAAGCCTTATTCATGTTTAAGTTTTGAAAGTATTGATATTTCCGCAAACTGTGCAAATGTGGATAACATTGTCCAAAAGTTTGGCAAGATGCGGTGGGCTAAATTTTTGGAACTTGAAATGTGCATAAAATCAAAGAATGCAGGTAATGTCATTGCATGTTTTCACAAAACATTCACAGCGGAAGAACTCAATCAAATGCCATGTACCTATTCAGTCAAAGCCCTAATGGATTTGCTTAACTCTTATCATGGATTTCTTAAACCGTTTGCGATGGAAGCTAGATACTCACAGGCTCAAATTAATGCAGGTGTTCAAGAATTACAGACGCTTGGAACATGGCTTACAATTCAGGAACTAGCAGAAGCCTACAGCCTTGACCCTGACGTAGTCTTGCGTTGGAACATTCAAAAAGTTTATGTTGATTTATTTGCACGTCACAAAAAGGCAGAATATGTGAGGCAGTTAAATGAACAGGCTCATAAACAATAATTTAAGTAACTTTGTTGCATGGACTACAAAGAATTGTGCACAGCAATATCAACCCTTGCGGACTCTACAGTTCCCGATTCAATCTTTGTAAGCGGATTGAAACAAAGGTTAGACGAGACAATGAACTCAAACCAATACACGAAAAATGTAGTTTGGCTTATTGACGTGATGGCAGCGGGTTCTTTCCCTTCAGGAAGTGAATCCACTCAAATTAAAATCGGCATTGGTACAAAATACAATAAGCAAGACCTTAGTCAAAACGAAGCTACTAAAATAGGGGATTGTCAAGACCTAGCCTATGCGTTTATTCGTGGGGCTTATCGCAATTTTAACCTGATTGGCAGCGTTAATGGTTATAACGTTGCAGTAGCTTATGAGGGTTTGATGTTCACTGAATTTGTAGGCGTTATTATTACCTTAAACGTAGCATCTAAATTGCCTTGTTGGGATTTTAACTAATGATAACGCAAGACTTTGACATTAAACTTATTGAGCAAATTGTTAATCAACAATGTGAGGAATTAAAGGCTGACATACGTGAAAAGCCTGTTACTCAATACGGTGCGTTCTATGCTTCAGGAAGATTAGAAGCATCAATACGTTATGAGGTCACAGTAAGTGAGATTGCAATTTTTGGCGAGGATTATTACAAAGCAGGTGAGCAAGGCAATCCGCAAGGCACGAGGGTATCACCTACTGTACTTCGTCAATGGATTCGGGATAAAAACATAGTTTACAAAAAAGGATTGGAATATGCTTTTAAAAACTCAATCTTTAAAAAAGGAACTCTAATTTATCAACAAGGTGGCAACACTGGTTTATTTAGCGACACAATCGGCAAAGATTCTTTCTTTGTTAGACGTGTTGAAGATGAATTAAACAGTATGGCATCTCACATTATGTACAACACAGCACTAACTTTAATCTTATGAGCTTAATCCCAAACTATCTTTATCCGCATAATTGCCCGTTGAACTTTACAGGTTACGCACCTTATAAAATTGAGCCTGTAGTTCGTTATATTACAATAGGCACTGGAACTACTGGCTATATTGATTTAACACCTGCAGAAGCCAAAACTTTTGAAATTACAACAAGCACTACAATCATTAAATGGTATTGGTCGGAAGATGATTATCGGTATTTAGAAACACCAGTTACAGTAACTTTAGAAAGTGGTAATTATAGAGTAACTATTGCAGATAGGATTAACGATGGGGGATTTGTATGTTTAGTTTATCCCATTGACGATGGTAAACGATTCTTAAAAATATGCGTAAAAGATACAGTTGATAATACTGATACTTTTTTGCTTGCTGACAAAATTATTGAAGTAGCAGTAGATGCTGATAAATACTACACCTTTAATGCTAACAGTTATGCTTTGCAATTCTTGCGAGCACCTGAATTAATTTACGACAATGAGTTTTCCAATCCAAATGGCGGATGGCTTGATATTGATAGTTATCGAGGTTCAGAAACTAGACTTAAAACTCTTTGTATAAGTGTGATAGATTTTACAAATATCAATTCAAATTACGTTTTTGTAGGATGGCAAGCGCAAGGCTTTTTATATTATAATGATTTTAATGCAGCAGTACCACTAGGGTTAAACCCTGTAAATGTTTATTCATGGCTTAATGAAGGTAATAACTATCAAATTTATATTTGGCTTGATATTAAACTTAATGATTATTTGTATACGGATATTTTTGGCAATTGGAACGGTGGAAAAGCACCAAGATTTATGGTCAATCGATGGTTTGATAATGAAGGCACTTATATTCTCAATGAAAATTTTGATGTCCCTGCTAATTTCACTCCAATATCAAATCCTATTACTTGTCCCGTTCCTTATACTTTTGAGTTATATTATCCATTTGAACCGCCTACTAGCTTTACAGCACCTTTACTTTTTAATCTAAATACAAACATTAACATTGACAATGTTGCTTTGCATTACGCTACTGGCACTGACATTGCGCAGCCTGTTTTGATGTGGTTTAATTTGATGGGTGGTGTTGAGTATCAGCAATTAAACGTGAATGAAGATGGCACGATTTATAAGGGCAAGTTTTCAGTTAAGCAGAATGAATCTGTTTATTACATTGACAATGCAAACGTAAAGCATGAAATTACAAATGCACGAGTTATTGATTCAATGCAGTTGTCTGTTACTTTGATGCGTGAGCGCACAGCACAAAGTGATAGGTTATCCCAATTAGCACTAAGTAAGAATGTGTACTTGTTTTATGGATTAGGTGCTGAAACAGATACACAAAATCGCACTAAAGTTCCATTGCTTGCCAAGCGCAATTCGTTTGTAAGGTTTGAAGGCGCAACAACGGTTCAATTGACAATGGAGTTTGATTTCGCACAAGACGTAGACATAAAACGATAAGCAGATGATAGAAGTATTTATAGCAGGTCAAAAGGCAAGCGGTGATTTTACTGACTTGATAGGACTTACAATCAATAATGTAAACTATCAAGACATCTCCCAAAGAACAATTACCTATACTAATCAATTAACGCTAAAGGGTACAATTGAGAATGACAAAATATTTTTCAGGCTCACTCAATTAAACCAAATTGAATTAACTATTGAGGAACTTAATCCTCCTTTTTACATCACTGAAAATGGAACTGTAATTTTAGAGGGTTATGTCATTCCCGTTGAAATGACTGCTGAAGTATCTTATAAAATTACACTTGTATCAAAAGAGGTTGATTTTTTGCAAGGTATTTCAGACGTAGAACTGCAAACGGTTGTAACGGATAAAGCTAAAACACTTCAAACAGATATTTACGGACAATCATGGGATGCTGGCACTACTCAATTGCCACAGCTTGCTTTGTGTTTGTATCGAAGCGTTGAAATGGTTATTTATCCTTTTGATATTTCTTTGGCTTCATACGTTCCACTTGCAGATATTGGCATTGCTGCAATAACTTTAGATAATGGTTATTTAGGTGTTCAAGCAGGTCGAAATATGGCAGGGCTTGATATGCGGTTTGCTATGCCAATTAAACATTTGTTTGAATTAGCTTGCGAAAGTTTAGGTTATACACTAGAGATTGATGCAGCAATAAACGAAAATGTAAGTAAGTTTTTACAATACGGGCATATTCTTGAACCTAGTCAGTTAACTTATTCGGATG